ATCTCCTCTTCTTTTGGAAAAACCACTTTGGCACCACCAAGAGTACCGGGCATTTCCATTGTTACTTTTTCTGCTTTCTTTTTTCTTGTCATTTTCACCTCAATCAATTAAATTATCTTTAAAAATTTTCCATGCTTCCGACCAACTCCATCGGTAGCTATGGTTTATAACACCTCGGCGATTTAATTCAAGACACCTTTCAATGGCCATGTTTAAATCTTCATATAAAAACCCTGTTTTACCCTCATCAACAACATCCAAAGGACCTTGTGTGGGGTATGCGGCTACAGGTGCTCCGCAGGCCATGGCTTCAATCATGACAATACCAAATGTTTCCCAACGTGATGGAAATACAAACACATCAGCATTGGCATAATAGTGAGCCAATTCTTTACCAGTTTTAAACCCAACAAATTCTACATCATTATATTTCTCCTTCAAAATTTTCAAATATGGCCCATCACCAACAAATATTTTTTTAGAATTTGGATATTGAATTGAACAAAAAGCATCTAAGTTTTTTTCTTTACTTGCTCTTGATACACATAACAAGATAATTTCATTTGAGAATTTTTTTCGTTGATCGGAATTGAAAATTGTTCTATCTACACCTCTTGTCCATGATACAATATTTGATTTCAACCCATGCTGTTTTAATTGTTCAACCATGCTATCAGTTGTTGTCAAAACTTTACCAGTATGCTTATGAAACCATTTTATGTAACGCCAAGTTATGCCCTCAGGAATTCCAAGAAGGGTATGTAGTCCTTCAGGAAACTTAGTGTGATAAGCAGTATTATACCTAATACGATGTTTTGTAAGATATTTTCGAGCCCACAGACCAACAGGACCCTCCGTGGCGATATGGTAATAATCCGCACCGACCTCCTCAATCTTCTTGCCCATCGCCCTTGGATAGGCAAGTTTGACTTCGTGATAGATAGGGCAATCAATATGGCGGAAGTCCCCGGGAGTAATATAAACAAACTGATAACCATCACGAAGCGCCAACGCCTCAAGGTTCGTGTAGGTTGTGACCACACCATTAATTTGGTCTAGTAAATTGTCTGTTATTATCAGTATTTTTTTCACATCTACCCTCTACTTTAAACCAAGGAAACTTTACATAACTGGTCATTGATTGTAAGGCCAATTCACATGCGACCCGATCTTGAAATTGTAACTGTATTCTACCCGGTATATCTGTTGGGTCATATGTGTTAACCACTATAAGAAATAGCGTCCACATTTTCTTTACTTTCGTTCCAGGTTATAATTTCCCATCGGCCATCAAAATGTTCTACTAATGCCGTACAAGATTCGACCCAATCACCGTCATTCATGTAAACCACACCATCTATAGTTTTGATTTCGGCTTTGTGGATGTGTCCACAAATAACTCCGTCAAAACCACGCTTCCTACAGTAGTCAGTAAGATTGCGCTCAAAATGAAAAACAAAATCGACAGCTCGCTTGACACGCTGTTTAAGAAATTGGCTAAGACTCCAATAACCGAATCCAAATCTATGCCTCCAGCGATTGAAGGAGGTATTAAGTACGAGTAATAGGTCATAGGCCTTATCTCCTAAAAAACTAATCCAAGGTGCTAGTCTAGTAATCCCATCAAATAAATCTCCATGAATCACGAGGTATTTCTTACCATCCAAACCCTCATGCGTAAACTGATTAGCAATTTGGATTCTACCAAAGGTAATGCCGTAAGGAATCATAGGCCGCAAAAATTCATCATGGTTTCCTGCAATATATATGACTTCGGAGCCGTGTTTCGCAAAGCCTAAAATTCTTCTTACGACATTGCTGTGTGACTGTTTCCAATACCACTTATTTTGTTGAATTTTCCATCCATCTACTATATCGCCTATAAGATACAATTTATCCGCAGAGTTCAACTTCAAAAAGTTAATCAGTAAGTCTGCCTTACAACCTTTGCTTCCTAAATGAATATCCGATATAAAGATAGATCGATAATTCATTTCTTAGGCTGCGTGGCGGTAATCAGAATTGTCTTCTGTTTCACTTTCAGCAGTTACTTCTTCATCTTCATCTTCATCATTGTCTTCTGGAGTAACACTTTGAATAGTAATATTTACTTCATCAAATGCAGTAAGTTCATCCAGTAAACCTCTTATCTTCTCTAAAAGGTCGATTTGTGACAGTTCGTTATTGCTTTTAACTGACAAATCCACTTTCATGTCCCAAACGGTCATTTCTAGTTTCATTTTTCTCTCCGAAGAAAATTGTTTGGAGCGGTTGCCCCTCTTTACTTAGAAATTATTGTTCCTTAAATAAATTTGTAACAATAGACCAATTTTTAGCTTCTTGCTCATTATCGAAATACGGGCTTACTACGATATTATTCTCATCAACCCAAAACCAAGTATAGCTATGCAAACCCAAGTCTCGATATTTGATTAGAGTATATGTCATAGTGATTGATTTTTGCGTAGTAGCCTGACTTGCGTATCTGGCGTCACATATACTCTAGCACGATATGTAGTGGTTGATTCCACTGGGTGCATTTGACTGGTAAATTCAATTGTTTTACTTTTCACCATTTCTTGTAATAAGGCCTCACACAACCTCTTTTTCATTAAGTCTTGAAACCCTGCAGCCGACATACCAACCATATCTTTTTCATCATGGTTGACCACAAGTTGAACAGAAACCAATTGACCTTGGATGGTATCAATTGGTTGTATAGGATGTAGGGTAGTAAATTGACCGCTTGAAATTGGCGGGAGTGTCAAAGTATCAATTGTAAGTGGCGTCATACTTGTGCTCATATTAACCTCCAAAATTGTTCATAGATTTTATCACCTTTTTTCCATGCCTCAATTTCCCATGGTTGATTGAAGTATGGAATCTTTTCACTGTTAACCTTGCGGCCACGCCACATGGTCATTTCTTCGTTGAGTTCATTGTACACATATTGTTTTATATGAATCATCTCATGTGCTAGTGTTCTTATTTTTAGATCAGATGGCATCTTTGAATTCATTACAATCACAAAATGCCTTGGCTTTCCACTGACATTATAAGATTCAATAAAAACATAACCATAAACACCATTCATTCTACGCTGGCGAACCTCAACCCATAGATGGCGTTTTAATTGATGTGGAAATAGACAATCGGCAAAGAAATTAATTGCCTGTGATTGTTTTTTTGTTGTTTTGCCCTCTATATACATTTTGTCATTTTATCAGATTAAAACTTCAAAAGAGGCGAATTTATTGGAACATTAATTCTTCTGTAGGGTCGCAATGAATAATGAAATTCAGAAACTTTATAGCATCATCTTCATTACTAAAATAGCGTATGATGGTTTGACCAGTAAACATTGATGTAAAGAGGAGTAAAATCGTTTCACTTTTAAGACTAGAATACTTTATCCACCATCCATTTCTATTCACTGGCATGTATGAAGTGCTCGAGCTTTCAACGTCGATGAAAGCCTGAGACTTTTGTGGTTTTCTAAGTTTCTTTTGCATACTATTATGTATGCCTTAGAAAACCTTGAGATTAGTTCAGTTTAAAACCGGCCTTTGAAATTGTTTCAACGGTTTTAAAAGATTGCTTGGTAAAATCAGTTTGAGCATCTACAAATTTAACCAATGCCTCACGAGTTGTTTTGTCGGTAACATAGGTAGTTACAAATTGTTTTTTATAGTTTTGAACTGTATCGATGAAATTGTCAATCATTTTTATCTCCTTTAGACGATTTAGTAATAACCAGCTTGTTTGCGCTGAAATTCTTTGATGAGGCGCTCTACATCCTGTTCGCAAGTTGGATTTCTTGCTGCGATGTATTGGTCAAGCATAGATTGGTAGTCTAAGTTGAAAAACTCAAAGATTTTCTTTAACATATATTCTCCTGTTATTGGCCCTGTAGGCACCATGATGGTATATATAAGCGCTTTGCGTTTGCAATAAGGTATAAATATATAAAAATAGGAGGTTTATATGAAAAATCCTGATGCTTTACCGTACGTTTATAAATGCGTTGAGAGAGATACTGGCAAATTTTATATTGGATACAGATTTAAAAATATTGTTCCGGCTTCACAAGATTTCGGTGTCAATTATTTCACATCAAACGAATATGTTAAAAACAACTTTGAAAAATTTGACTATGAAATAATCGCAGAATTTCCGGATAGAAAAACAGCTTTTGCGTTTGAAACCAAGTTGATAAAAGAAACAAAATCGGACATGCAAATAAATGCCAATAAATTAAACAAAGCTAAAAGACCATACAAAAAATCACAAATTCATTTATATTGTTTGTTTCCTGAATGTGGTAGATATATTAATTCTTCAATAAAGAAATTTTGTTGCAAATCTCATTCGTCCAGATATTCTGCTTTAAAAGGCCATGGTAAAATTTAATTATTTCACCTTATGAAATTTTATATGATCTTTACGAACCTTTACCATGATCCAATCATTATAAAAATTGTCCGACTCTAATACACGCCGGTCGATTTGTTCTCTTAATTCCAAGTAAGCACAATCTGACCGTGTGGCACATAGGTGTAAAATCTCCCGGCGAAAATGTTGTTCGCCAAGTCTTTTTATATCTTCAAGTAGGGTTTTGTTAGACCCCCAGTAGGTTAACCAATCTGAGGGCTTTCGGATCTTTTTGCGTTTGCCTTTTACGGTTTTATAGCCGGCTTTACTGAAAAACTTCTTACCAATGTACTGTTTGCCATCTTGTAGATTGGTAATGCAATAAACATAACCGTAAGTAGAGCCGATATGTTCTTCGCAAAATTCTTGGCCTTTGTATGTCCACATTAATCATCTTCTTCATCTACATAATTCTCTTCAATTATATAGTCTCCGCAAAATGGACAATAATGTGGTGCATCTTCACAAAGCTCTTCATCATAGTCTATTGTAAATATCGAATCGCAAGTGCCACAATTATGTTTAAGCGTAGGCATTATGCGGCCTTAGCCCATACATCCTCCCATGAACCAGCTAAGGCACCTTTTGCATAATCTGTTGCACGATTCTCAAAAAAGTTGGTGTGAATTGGTGCATTTATTTGTTCTTCAACCCAAGGCAATGGGTTCTTTTTAACTTTCATGATTCCTTTAAGACCCAAACTGATAAGACGGCGGTCAGCAATATAGCGGATATAACGTTTAACGTCAGCAGCGTCCAAGTCAACCATAGGTACCACGCCAAATGCCA